TTATGCCATCCGCTCCATCCTCATATCGCTCACAAATCCGCCACCCTTGTCGAGCGAATGGGTCACCTCGGTGATCAGCCAGTCGCCGGTATCGATCTCGGCCTTGTATCCGCTGACATTTGCACGCGCTTCGGGAAAGGCGTCAGGCCGGCCGAGCGGCAGGCGCAGATCGAGCGTTTCCGGAGCGCGGCCGAGCCGGCTGCGTTCCGCCTCGGCCGCGCGCCTGGCGCTGATTTCGTCCGGATAGATCCGGCGCAGCTTTTTGGCGCCCTCGGCATCGCCCACCGTCACGCTCTGGCGGCGGGCGCCGGCGCGATCGTGCCAACTGGCGGTGACGCCGGTTTGCCCGTCGCGCTTCTGCCGCTGCCAGTTGTGCGTTCCGGCCGTTGAGCGGCGGATGGCGAGTACCGGCAGGGGCTGGCCGCCAGCGGTGGTGCCGGCGCCCTTGGGGGCGAAGATCAGGCAGCCGTCCTTGATGGTCGCAACGGCATCGTGATCGCCCCCGAGGCGGCGCAGGAAGGCGATATCGCTTTCCCGGCTCTGACTGATGCTCCGCACCGCGATTGCGCCCAGGGCGGGCGCCACGCGCGGCGAGAGGCCATTGCTGGCGGCGATCTGGGTAACGACAGCGCCGAGGGTGGTGTTTTTCCAGCTGCGTGATCGGCGATTGCGAATCTCGCTGGTGAAATCTGCGGCCCGCGCGCGAATGGTGATCTGATCGGGCGGGCCGCTGTGGCCGACATCGTCGACCTTGAAGCTGCCTTTGTCGACCAGTCCGACCGTTACATCCGGCCCCTGCCTCCAACCCAGCTGCAGCTGCAGGACGGCGCCCTCGGGTGGCAGGGCAACGCGGCCGCCGACATCTGCGATCGTGATATCCAGCTGATCGGCCTCATCGCCGCGCTTTTCCGAGAGCCGCAGCGACATCAGCAGGGGGCGCAGGCGATCAGACAGATCCACGCCATCGAGCGTGACGCGCCAATCGGCGATGTTGCTGCGGGCGGTCATGCCGCAGGCTTGGCCGGCGCGGGCTGGTCGCCGTTGGCATAGCGCTGGGTGGCCGGATCATCGACGCGTAGGAGGTTGATGCTGAAGTCGATCTGGCGCGGCGTGCCATCGGCCAGCAGCCAGGTGTGGCGTTCGTCGAGGCCCTCGATCACGAAGCAACCGAAGACGGTGCCATTGCCGGCAACGAGCGGCAGCGCCTCGCCAGCGTCGGCAAGCTCGCGCAGCTGGTCGAGCGAAACGCGGCCATCGGCGATTTCCTGGAAGACCGACCCGGCCAGGGTTATCACTTCCTCGCCTGGCCCGGTGTATTGGGTGGCATCGCGCGCGCCGATCCGGGGTGATCGGGCGTGGCTCCAATTGGTTTTGCGCTGCAATTCCTCGGCCGACAGCGTCGCCAGTTCGAACAGGAACATGCCAAGGGCCATCAGATGCATGGATCAGCCTTCCTCATTCGTCGCTGAAGGTGCGGCCGCGCCGTTCGCGCTCGAGATCCTCGATCGCCTTGCGCACGGCATCGGCGATGGCGGCCGGATCGCCGGTCACGCCATGGAAATGCAGGTGGAATTCGGCGGGCGCGCTGACTGCCGGCGGGCTTGAGCGGGCGGCATCGCGCGCGGCGGCGGGTGCCGCTGCGGTTGCCATGGCCCCGGCGCCGGCTCCCACGACCAGCGCCCGGGTCATTCGGGCCGAAAGGTCATTGATGCGCGCCAGCGGCGCATTGGCATTCTTGCCCAGCCCCTGATCCAGCCCGGCCATTGCGTAACCGCCGATCTCGGCGAAGACGCGGGATGGCGAGTGGATGCCGAGCGTTTTCCTGAGGCTGTCGGGCAACAGATTGCCCACCACATCGATCGCCGCGCGCAGGCCCGGAATAGCCCCACCGATGCCCTTGATCAGTCCCTGAATGAGATGGCGACCGATATCGGCCAGATTGATCGAACGCAGATAATCAAGCACCGGCATGAAGGCGCGCCTGAAGATCGCCAATGGCGAGAAATTCAGGAAGACATACTTCAGCCCGTTTACGATGCCCTGCGCAATCTTGGGCCAGTTACCCCAGTTCTCGTACAGCCAGTAGCTCGCGGCCGCGATGGCGGCGATGCCGGCGACCACCAACAGGGCGATACCGATCAGCGGCAAAAGGCCGATGCCGAGCGCTGTGGCCGCCGCTGCGAGAATGCCGATCGGCGCGATCACGGCGGCCAGGATTATCGCACCGCCGCCCACGACCAGAAACAGCGCAGCGAGCACGGCAGCGGCCATGGCGGCGCCCCGGATGACATCCGGATGCCGCTCAGCGAATGCGGAAATACGATCTGCAATCTCGGAAAATTTGGTCGCGCCCTGGGCGATCAGCGGGAGGAGCTTTTCGCCGACGGTCAGGGACAGATCCTGCATCCGGATCTTAAGCCGCTGAACCTTCTGAGCCGTATCGTTCATGCGCTCGGCAAAGTCGGCATCGACGGTGCCGTCCGCGCCCATGGCGTCGGCCCTGATCGCCTTGTATTCTTCGAAGTTGGCGATCAGCGGGCGCAGCGCCTGCTGCACCTGCATGTCGCCAAACAGGCCTGCCAGCTTCGCCTGATCGCCACCGGTCGCCTGCTCGGTCAATCGAATGAATTCTTCCAGCGGGCTGCGGCTTTCCTTGACTGCGCGTTTAAGGGCCTTGGGCACATCGATCCCGAGCTCCCGGAAATTCTGGATCGTCTCCTCGGAATTCATTTTGGCCAGCAGATTCATCAGATTGTTGGCGGCCTGAGGGGCATCACCCGCACCTTTTCGGGCGATCTGCAGCGCTGCAGACAGATCCGCCACAGCCGGAATGCCGGTGTGCTCGAGAGCCTGCAGGTTGGCGGTCAGCTGCGGATAAAACTTCGCCATATCCTTCAGTTCGAAGGCACCGCTCTTGCCCGCCTGGGCCATGACATCGAGCGCCTTGCCGGTCTGCTCGATCGGAACTTTCAGGTTGTCGAAGGTGGCATAGGTGGCTTTGCTCAGATCCTCGATATCGGCCTTATACGCCGTGGCCGTCCGGCCGATCGGCGTCATCATGTCGACCGCCTGCTGGCCGCCCAGGCCGAACCCGGTCAGCGCATCGACCCCGCGCTGCAGATCCTGGGGCATCTGATTGACCGCAAGCGCCGACCGGCGCAGCTCCAGCCCCATCTCACGGCCAGCGTCGCGCGCCTGAACAACTTTTTGGTTGATGTCGGTCATTACGCTTTCGAATTGCATCGCGTCGTCGGCCGAGCCTTCGAGCGGGCGCATGATTGTCAGGCCGGTGCCGATCGCGGCGGCGCCGCCGGCGGCGGTGCCGGTTGCGGTGCCCTGGATGCTCGAAAAGCGCGCACGCGCATCGGCAAAGCGCTGGGTCCGCGCCGTCAATTCCTGCAGGCGCCGATCCTGATCGCGCATGCTGTCCGAGGTCTGGCGGATCTGTTCGCGCAGGCGCCGCTCGCCATTGACCAGGTCGCGCGTGGAAATGCCGGCTGCAGCAAGCCGGGTGCGCAGTTCGGTCAGGCGGGTGGATTGCTGGCGGTGCTCATTGGTCAGTCGTTCGGATTCACGCCTGGCGGCAGCAAATTCGCGCTGCATCTGCCGTGTCGGGTTGGTGGATTGCCCGATCGCGCGGCCCAGCGCGGTTGTTCGCGCCTGCGCCTGCTGCATCTGCTGTTCTAGGGCACGGGTACCGCTACGCAGTTGGCGGAATTCCTGAATATCCGCCTGGCTGCGCTGCAGCGCCTTCAGCTGGTTGCGCGTGGCGGCCAAGGTCTGCGCCAAACGCGAAGAACCGGCCGCCGCATCGCGCATCGGGCGCGTAAGGCGATCGGCACCCTCGAGCAGGACGCGGATGCGGAGGTTACGGTTCGACATGGCTATTTTTTGCCCTTCGAAAGTGCATCATGGGATTGTGAGCGCTTGGCGGCACGGGCGCGCCAGCCCATCAGTTCAGCGATCGACATGGTTTCCATCGCAGCGGGCGGCCAATGGAAGATGACCGCCAGATCTGCCATCGCCTCCTCTACGTGGAGGGGGAGACCGCTGCTTTGGTCGCTTTCGGCAGCAAAAAATCCATTACCTCCGTGCCCAGCTGGGTCAGGTCGGACGGATCGAGTGCGGCCACTTCCAGAGCTGTCAGGTTCGGAATGGTGATGCGCGGCAGCAGCTTTTCGAGGGCGCCATAGTCGAGATTGAGCAGCTGGGAGAGCGACAGGCCGCGCAGTTCGCCGGCAGCGGGTTTGCGCACCTGCAGCGTCTCGATGGTGGTCTCGCCGCGCTGGATCGGCGTGTCGAGCGTGATGGTGGTCATAGCCGCAACGGCAGTGGAGGCGAGAGCGGCGGCGGCAACGGTTTTGGTCATGAGATTGCTCCGGAGACGGGATAAGAGGGGCGGCCCGGCGCGCGACCGGGCCGGTTGATCAGAAGATGCCGAGCAGGGCGCGGCGTTCGGCCAGACGATCGACGCCGTCGACGCGCTCGATCATGCGCAGGAAGTCGATCTCGATCTCGACGCGGCCGTTCCACGTCAATTTGTAGTAGGCGAGCGCGCTACTGACGGTGAAGGAGCCGGCCTCGCCGGTTTCCTGATCGCCCATCTCGATCTCGCTATGGCGACCGCGCACGACCACCTCGACGTGATCGATCGCGGCGGTGTCATCCATCTGGTAGTTGCCAACCCAGCGCAGATAGGTGCCATCCACGCGCGGTTCGCCCCACTGGCGCATGACATGGCGCATGGGCCCAGGGCAGACGAAGGACATGGAGAGCGCCTCCATGCCCATATCGAGCGAGACCGGGCCGTTCATGCCAGCCAGGCGCTTTTCTTCCATCTTGCGGGTGAGCGTCGGGAGGGTAACGGTCTGACATTGGCCGAGGTAGTTCTGGCCCTCATTGAACAGCATCTGGTCTTTAAGCGTGCGAGCAAGGCCCATGGCGGACTCCTGATATCAAGGGATGCGGGGAGGAAGGCGCGGATCAGGCCGCAACCAGGCTGGCAAAATCGGCGTAGTAGCGATCGGTCACGCGCTGCCGCAGGCCGAGGTGCTCGAGCGGCGACGGAACGGTGAAATCGTAATCGATCGCCAGCTTGCCGGCGCGCAGTTGATCCACCGTATTCTGGCTTTCATCGAGCCAGGCGTTGGCGCCGAGCAGGATTTCTGCGGCCACCAGCTGACGCAGGAAGCCGTTGATGGTTTCGACAATGTCCTTGGCCAGCGCCGGCGTCAGCGGCTTGTCGAGCGCCCAGAGCATGCCCTTGACGATCGTGTCGCTGACCAGCTGGGCGACGCGCACGGTGGATTCAAAGGTGAACTGTTCGTCTGCCGAGCAGGTGCGATTGCCCCAGAAGCGGAAGCCGGCATCGGTGCGGATAAGCGCGGTCACCTGGGCGGCATTGAGAATGCCGGCCTCGGTGGCCTGATCCTCGATATCCCAATGGATATCCTGCGTCAGACCGGTGGCGCCGGCGACATTCATATTGCTGAGCGTCTTGTGCGGGCCGTATTCCGTATCGAGCCTGGCGCGCAGGCCCATCGCGCGGGCGGCCGCATAGCTGGTGACGGTTTCGGCTGCTGCCTGATCGAAGGCCAGAAAGTCCGGCGTCAGCAGCATCAGCTCACGCTGGCCGAAATTAGCGCGGTAGGTGACTGATGCAGCCGAGTTGGCACCGAGAGCACGGGCATAGACGAAGCCGCGCAGCCGCTTCGCCACGACAGCCAGAGCGGTCGTCACCGCCTGGGTTTCCAGCCCGGGCGTGCCGAGGATCTTGGGGGTTACGCCCAGCTGGCTCTGGGCGGCCAACAGCGCCTGCATGCCGGTCTTGATCCCGTCGGCACCTGTGCTGCCGATGACATTGGCGGCGGTCTCGGCGTCGGTGTCGCCTTCCTCGACGCGCACCACGAAAATGATCGGGCGGGTTTGATCGGCGATCGCGCGCAGCGAGGTGGCCAGCGTGCCATCCACGCCGGCAGCGCCGATCGCGGTTTCGACATTGGTTATCAGCGCCGGGCGGTCGAGCGGGAAGACCGCCGCATCGGCATCGGCCGCAGTGGCGACCAGACCGATGATGGCGGTCGAGACAGCGGTGAGCGTGCGGGCGCCCTCGGTGATCTCGGTAAGCGTAATGCCATGGACGAAAGGCATGGGGGCAGGCTCCTAGCGGTTGAGCGGAAGGGAAAGGCGCACCGAACGGTTGGCGGATGCGGTGTCGGTGCGTTCGGCATCGATCGTCAGCACGGCGGCGCCGGGCTGATCGCCGCGCTCGAGGCTGACGCGGCGCAGGCGGATGCGGTCTTCCCAGCGCGACAGGGCCAGCGCGGTGCTGGCGAACAGGCGCAGGATGTTGGCAGCCGTCTGAGGCTGGTCGATCAGATCGGGATTGTGCGAACCGTAATCGCGCCGGCCGGCACGCGTGCCGATCAGCGTGCCGAGGATATCGGCAACCGACTGGTTGATATGCTCGATACCGTCGATCTGGGCGCCGGTGGTGCGCGACATGCCGGTCATGGTGCGGGCGGCCCGCTCTGACCGCCGCCGGGCTGCACGGCGCTGTGGCGGTGCTGCTTCAGGCTGACGCTGTCGGCCATGACATCCCCTGCAGCGGTGACATCGCCGGAGACGGTCACGTCGCCATCGATTGAAACCGGGCCATTGATGGTGACGCCGGCAGGCGCATCGATCTGCGCGGATCCGCCGCCGGGCAGGATCATCGCCAGCGTATGGGCGGCGTGATCATAGGAGAGAGCGGCGCCATCGGCGAATGCGATCAGGGTGAGATCTGGCGAAGCCGACGGCGCGGGGTTGGCGTTGGACCAGGTGCCGAGCAGGACCAGGCCGTTCGCCAGATCACCTTCAGGCGCGAGGACGAGGCACCCTTCGCCCACGGTGGGCGGCGACCAGATCCGGACAGCGCCGGCGCGGCCGGTCAGCCATGGCAGATCGCCGGTGACAAGATCACCCAGCTGCACTGTGCAGGTCGCGCCTGTATAATCGACGGACGCAATCGTGCCTTCCTGAAGCGTTTCGCCAATGGTGTGGTCTGTCTGAGACATTGACCGACCATGACGCGCCGCTTGCTATCTTGCGCGGCCCCGCATTGGGACAGCCGTTTATCCATATGCTAGGGGTGGTTTTCGCCCGTGCGGGCAATCCGGTACAATCTGAAAGCGGGCGATTGGCGTGATCCAGTACGAAAAACCTTATTGGCTGCTGGCAGCGGCGCTGTCTGCGCTCGCTGGGTTTGTCGACGCCATCGGGTTCATCAAGCTGGGTGGCCTCTTTGTGTCATTCATGACGGGCAATTCCACACGTCTGGCTGTCACCTTGGTGGATGGCTCTGCCGTGGCCCTGGATGCCCTAAAGCTGATTGCTGCGTTTGTGGCTGGCGTAATGATCGGGACGATGGTTGGGCAAAAGGCAGCGCATCACCGCAAGGCAGCTGTCCTGGGCCTGGTTACCATGGCGCTGGCTGTTGCGGCGACACTGGATGTGGCCGGCGCACCCGCAGTGACCGTCGTCTTCATCGCCTTGGCGATGGGCGCCGAGAACACGGTGTTTCAACGCAATGGTGAGGTCAGCATCGGGGTGACCTACATGACCGGGACGCTGGTAAAGATGGGACAGCGAATTGTGCTGTCGATGCAAGGGGGCAGCCGCTGGCAGTGGCTGCCCTATTTCTTGCTATGGTGCGGTTTTGTGTTGGGGGCATTGGCGGGCGCCGTTGCCTATCGGAATGTGGGGTCAGCCAGCCTTTGGATTGCCGTTCTCTTCGCGGCACTGCTGACCCTGTTCACATCCCGCACAATCGCCGGGGTGGCGCGCCCCTAGACTCTCCGCGCCTGCTAAAGATCATTCGCAGCAATCGGATAATTGCTGATCAGCACTTCCCCGGCCGGTTTCGCGCCTTTGCGCCCTACGCTGTAGCTGGTCATTACCGGCATGATGTGAAAGCCGGTGAAGGTCTCTCGCACGCCAGTGTTGTCGTTGAGCGACATGAGGAACTTGCCCTTGATGCCGCTCAGCTGGGCGGCCATCGCGGCGAAGTCGTCGCGGCTGAAGACGCCGGCGCCATAGTCGGTCTCGTTGCCCCAATAGGGCGGGTCGAGGAAGAACAGCGCGCCTTCGTGATCATAGCGGCGGATGAAGTCGCCATAGGGGAGGCACTCGATCACAACCGAGCGCAGCCGATCATGGATATCGGCCAGCATCGGCTCCAGCTTGCCGACATCGAAGCGGGCGGGGCCACGGTTATCGACGCCGAAATGCCGGCCCGCGACTTTGCCGCCAAAGGCCAGGCGTTGGAGGTAAAGAAAACGCACCGCGCGCTGCAGATCCGTCAGCCGTTCTGCCGGCAGCGCCAGCAGCCGTTCGAACTCTGCGCGGCTCGCCACGCGGAAGCGCAGCATGTCGATGACATAGGGATAATGCTCGGCCACGCACCGGAACAGCGTGGCGACATCTCCGCTGATATCGTTGATGGCTTCTGCGCGCGGTTTGACCGACCGGCGCAGAAAAATGCCGCCCATGCCTACGAAAGGTTCGGCGTAGCTGCTGTGCGGGGTGCGGGCGATGATGTCGCAGATCCGGCGGGCCAGATTGCGTTTGCCGCCGATATAGCCGGCAGCGGGAGAGACTGGTTCAACAGGGGTAAGCAAGGTGGACATGTAGGTCTTTCTGCAAGAGGCCCCGCTGCAGCATGCCGCAGAGGGGCCATGTCGGGCGGCGCGCCGCCCCGATGGGTGCGAGTGCAGTCTCGCAGTGGAAGGATGTGGGGACATCCGGACGCCCCCTTCTGAGGGCGGGGCTCCTATAGGACCGGAGCCCAATAGTTTGAATCAGGCGCCAATGTATTCAGCCTTAAGGCTGGCGTAGATCTGGTTCAGTTCGGCGGCCGACATGGCCCAGGGCCACAACTGCACATTGGCAATCTCGCCCTTGAACCCTTGACCCAGGCCGCCAGAGCCAGGGCTCGAGGACTGGCAACCCATGCTCAGGGTTGAGAAGGTGTTGTTGCCCAGATTGACCGTTTCAACGGCGCCATCGCCGATCTTCAGCCGATCGGAGGTGCTGGTACCATCGACGGCCAACAGCACGACGAAATAGCCATTGCCGAGCGCCAACAACCGCTCAAACGCCCCCCCGCCAAAGGAAAACAACAGCCGTTCGCCAACGGTGGCCGACAGCCGCATTGTGGTGACATTGGCACCGTCCCCGCCGATGATACGGTCATAGTTGCCGGCGCCACCCGTCCAGTCAGCCACCTTCAACACAATTGCATAGGTATAGCTGGCCAAGGTCCCCGGCAGAGCCGCGAGCGCATTGGCAAGATGCTCGGAGCCTTCGAACAGCAGCGCGGCCTTGCCGGTGGGCGTGGCTGCGTATTTCATCTTCGGGAAATTCCAGACCGAGTGCTTGGTGGCGAAGGTGCGAACTGCTGCGCTGGCAGCGCCGGGCGCTACAAGGCGGGAGACAACGGCGCCGTTGTCGTTGGCCGCCTTGTGATCCTCGGCAGCAAGCTTGAAGTGATAATCATAGCCGGTGCTGGCGATGATCGGCGCGCCGGGGATCGGCGTGCCGATGGCGCCAGGTGCGCGCATGAACAGGGAATTGGCCACGGTCAGGACTCCTTGAACCAGCCCAGGGCGAGCAGCCGGGGGCGGACGATGTGTTTGATGAAGGCGGTGTTGGCCGTGCCGTTCACATGGCCATTGTCGATCTGCAGCGAGGGCGGCAGATTGCCGAGCGCCTGCTGTTCCAGATCCGTGGCGGTCGGCGTCAGGCCTGTATGACCCCAGACCGCAGCGCCTGTAAGATAGGCGCCATAGTCGATGAACAGCTGGCCATAGCGGGCGCGCTGGTGGTCATTGACCGCATTGATCCGGTCGCGAACGGCAGACACAGCCGGGGTGAGCGTGTTGACGAACTGCCCGATGATGATCACCCGCTTGGTCAGCGGGGTCAGATAGGCGACCGCCTCATCATGCATGGCGATGACGGTGGCATCGGAGCCGGCCGCACCGGTCAGGTCGTTCTTGCCCGCGCCCCAGATGAAGGTGATGGCGTTCTTGTGCGCCTCGCCCTGCACCGGCACGAACGGCGTATCTGCGGGTACCGCGACGGCCGCGCCGGCGGCGCTGCGGGTGAAGGTGAACTCGCTGGCGGTGGAGGAGAGCGTGCCCTGTACCCCGCCAATCGTTCCGGCAAAGGCGAGCATGTCCGCCCGGGGCGGCATGGTGCTGCCCACCACAACCGCTCCGCTGGCCGGGATGGTGTTGCCGGGGAAGGTCAGCCTGGTCACGCGCGAGCCGAGGCGGGCAAAGGAATTCCAGCCCAGCTCGTTGGATTTGCCGCCGTTAAACAGCGGCACACCAAACGATGCCATCATCGGGTTAAGATAGGACCACCCCAGCTGCGAGGACGATGACCCCCACAGCGCCGCGCGCGTCATATCCGTGACGATCGGTTTTGGACCATCGGCAGAGAGGTAATGATCAGAGGGCAGGATCAGGCCGGACTGGCCGATGCCAAGCCGGCTGCGCAGCAGGTCGATTACCCAGGGCGGCGGACCACCGTCCGAGCGCTGCGCGGTAAGCCATGTGGGATTGCCGGCTTCATCGGTAATGCTGGCGAAGATATCGCGCACCGTATCGCGGCGCATCGGGATCAGTCCGGCGCGATCGAGACGGGCGCCGATCAGATCCACCACCCAGGGCGGCGGCCCGCCATCGGAACGCTGGGCCGAGAGCCAGGTGGGATTCCCGGCCGCGTCAGCAAAAGCATAGAGCAGGTCGGTGGCCAGATCGCTGGGCTTGGAGGTAAAGCCCTTGTCCGCCATCAGCGCGCCGAGAAACTGCAGCACCCATTCAGGCGGGCCGCCATGTTCGCGATCGACCGCCAGCCAGGTTGCCTGCCGCAGCGCATCGAGCAGCACGAACAGCAGCTGGTCGCTCTGCGCGATGGTCGGGCCCATCGCCTCGTCGAGCCGGCCGATCTCCCCGGCAACATTGGCGGCAAGCTCGCGGATCGGGGCGCGGGCGACATCGTCGAGCGTCACGGTTGCCGTTGCGCCATCCTTGACGATCGGCAGGATTTCATCGCCGACGATTGCGTCAGCCTCGACATTTGGAAGGTCGGAAATCTTGGCCATTATGCGTCCCAGTGCGGATTGGTGGAGATATCGAAGGTGGCGAGGTCTGCAGCAGGCGTTGCCTGCAGCTGTTGTTCGATCCGATCGCTGGCCGCGCGCAGCGCATCGATCGCCGCAAAGCGAGCGGCACCGGCCGGGCTGGGTTCGCGGCTGTCGTTCAGCTGGCGCCAGGGCGGGCTGACGGCCTCGATCCGCCGGCGGGCTTCTGCCTTGATGGCATTGACCAGGGCGGCGCGCTGTTGCTCCGCCGAGGGACCGCGCGCCAGCACGGGGCGGCCGCTATCATTGGTCATGATCTTGCGGCCGGCTTTCTGGGCGGCCAACAGTTCGGCGTGGCGCGCCGGGGTGATTTCCACCGCGTCAGCCGGAATGGCGCCGGGCGTGTAGCCGATGGTCTCATCATAGAAGCCGCCGGTCGATGCAGAATAAAAGATCGCCACAGTCAGCGCCCCTTTGCCCGCCAGGCAATGCCCACAGGCACCGCCCATGCGCCCCAACCGCCCTGGACCTGGGCACGAAAACCGCTCTGCGTGATGCTGTTGTTGATCAGCTGGGTCCATGCATCGACGCCGGTAGAAGCGCTGCTGATCAGATCGCACAGCATTACGCTGTCGCAGGCAGTGGGAAATGAGGTGGGAAAGGCGACGGCGAAATCGCCTTCGCTTGTGTAGGAAGGCGTTACCCGGCCCCACATCTCGATGGTGCCATCAGCATTGCGGATCCAACCGGTGCTGCCCATCGAGCGCGAGGTGGCGCGCAGCGATGCCGGCGTGACTGCCAGATCGGCGGCGGTACCAGCGTCGATATCGGCGCCACCGGCCGCCGGCACATGGATGATCCGGTTCGCGGTCAGGTCACCTCCACCCGTGGCCAGACCACTACCGGTGATAGTGCGAGCGCGGATGGCCGCCAGGCTGGCGTTTACTGAGGCGATGAAGCCGGCAATCGTGTCATCGATCGCAGCGGTGAAGTTGGCGATCTGGCCGTTGATGCCGGCGACCAGCGCGGCAAGACGAACCGCCATGGTGCGCGGGGTTACGATCGCCCGCTCTTCCTCGCCGGCATCGACCTGAGCCTGCGTGGCGATATAGGCCACGCCCTGCACAAATTCGGTGGCCGGCGGATAGAGAAACGTCGCATCGCCCATTTCGATGGCGCCGGCGATCTCGCTTTCGAAGCGAACATCAAAGGCCATCAGGAAAACGGCGATCGAGACCTTGCGGAAGATCGGTTCATCCTGGGAATAGACCGCAAACAGCGTGCCATCGGCCAGGTAGAAGCCGATCCCGGTCAGATCATAAACGTCGGGGCTGCTGTCCTGGGCGGACATGTGGATGGTGAACGGATCGATGGCCTGGCCGGCGATGCTGTTGAGCCGCTTGATTTCCCCAGGAAGCGCCTCGATCGTCGGCGCCATGACGAACGGCACGGATGACAGCCCGACCGCGACGATCTGGATCGGTTCGGTGGTGCCGTCCTCGGCATTGATCAGGGCGTCACGGCCGGCGCGGGTGATCTTGAGCGCAAGCGCCATTATTCATGCTCCAGCATGGCACCGCTCTCGAGCGTCAGCGGTTCGCCGTTTTCGGTCTGCAGAAAGCTGTCCCAGATGGGATCGAGCGCGGATGCCGTGTCAGCCGTCATCTTGCTGCGGATGAAGCCACCGGGATTGGCCACCCCCATCAGATAGCCGGCCACCTCGGTGTTGAGCCGCTGGGTCGCCTGCATATGGCTGCGGACGGGCTTCACAGATTCAATGTCACGCAACAGCCGGCTGACCAGCTGCTCATTATAGACGACGTCGCTGTCGGCCGCGATTGGCAGATCAAGCCGGAAATGGTGCGGCGGCAGCGGGGGATCGGCCTCGAACCAGTCGTGCATCGCGATCGCGGGATCGTGGCGATCGAGAGCGGCGCGCAAGGCCGCGCGGGTGCCCTTCACGCGGGCAAGCGGGATCGCCTGACGGATGGCCTCGCGGCGGACAGGTTCGCTCCAGTCGTCTGCCCAATTGTCGACCGACAGGCCATAGGCGAGCCAGGGCAAATGCGTATTCGGGCAATCATCGGCCGACCAGACCGAGCGCACAGGCACGGGAATATCGAGCATCTCGATTGCCACCTGTTCGAGCGCGCGCTCGAGCTGGGTCGAGCCGGGCGGCAGGATGGTTGTGCTGCTCATTCGCCGACGCCGGTATGGGTGAGCATAATGCCGTTGCAGTTAGGTGCCTGATGCCGGGCAATGATGATGTCGTCAGCCGGGGTGTGCAGCACGACCTGATGCACGCCTTCGGTATGCAGCGCGGCGAAGATCCCTGATCGAGTGATATCGCGCCCCAGGCGGTGGCTGTCGGCGACATAGGCCTCGATCCGGCGCCGCGCCGCATCCAGCACGATCGCGGCATCCGGACCGGTGAAGGTGGAGATAGTGGCCTCGATCGCATAGTCGATGATCTCGGCCGAGCGGACGATTACATGATCGGTCAACGGACGGCGCGTCTCGTCTGAAAGATACGCCTCGATCCTGTCGGTCAGGGCTGGCGAGGCTTCCCCGGTACCGCTGCGCGCCAGCAGCGAGATGATCACATCGCCCGGCCAGTCGGCGGCGTCGAGCGCGGTGGCCATGGCTTGGGTCAGGGCAGTATCTGCACCATGATCGGCGAGGATGGCCATCACCAGTGCGCGGATGTCGGCCGGCTTGGGCCCATACGCGTCGGCATCGAGCACATCGGCATCGGCGGACAGGGCATGGCTGACATAGGCGCCGCGCGGGCCGGCGACCGAATAGCCTTCCGGTGCCAGCACCATGCGCCGGCGCAGATCGTCATCGCTCTCCATAATTGCCGGCGTCCCATTCGCTGGATCGGCCGGCGTGATGGTCAGCCGGCGGACGCCCACGATGGCTGCGATGTGATCGAGATCCGCGCCGACAGCGAATGCCGGCATGACCGCGCGCGTGGCGTCATTGACGCGCTGGCGCTGATGCATCGCGCGATAGGCAATGTCCTGCAGCACTTTGGCCGCCGGATCGCTGTCGCGCAGCACATGGTCGGGATAGGCCGCCTTAAAGCGCGCGACGGCCTGCGCGTATGCTGTCTCGAAATCGAGGCGTTCGACGATGTCCGGCGGCGCGAGGCGCGACAGATCGACAGCGGTGAAGGTAGCATCGGCCATGGCGTGGCCATGTCGGGCGATGCTACCTTAGATTGCTATAGGAGGCATTGGGACTAACCCGTGTCCCAATGCTTTAAGCCGCAAACAGGGTTGCGCTTAATTGCAGATCCCAGTGGGAGATGGCTCAAAACCGCCTTTGTGGATTATCGACTGAGTCACATGTTCCACTGAATGCGTAGTCGCCGGTCCCTCGGATTGAGATCCGCCCAGATCTGCGGTCAATGACCAACCGGGGCTTGTTCAAGCCATTCAAACGGTATTCCGCAGTGATGGTGTCGTGCCCATTCGATAGGTTATCGAGTTCCCACCAGCCATGATCTCCGCGCGAATGGATCGGTGGGATTAGCTTGCTTGGCAAAAGAATCCGCCCTCCATCGTCCCATAGCTGGACTGTAACGGAGGCATCGAAATCCTGCCGGGTCAATTCGGTGCGATTACCGTAAACGTAGCGCCCTTTGTCAGAGTCCCAAGTATAACCGTAACTGGTCCCCAAGGTAGGTCGCTGCCCCTCGCCAAAGCAAATCAGCCCCAAACTAAACCAATGATCCGGGCTTTGCTGGGCTGGGGGTGAGGCAGGCAGCGTCGTGGGACGAGATCGCTGGCAGTCGGGCTCGGGCGAGGGTGTTATGGCTTCATATCGCCCCTCAACTGTGGAAACTGTTACGCATGTCCGCGTTCGTTCATTCCACCAATAGGTCCAAACGCGGTCATCGCCAGTCTCGCCGCCCACATTCACATACCCTCGCGTCTGCATGGCATTTTCCGCACCTGCAGCGCGAGCACCCACAAGATCTTCCAGTCCCCGAGGAGCCTGGGCGGACGCCGTAACGCTGGCCAAGATGGAAAACGCCGAAATTGCTAATATCATGCGCATCAGTACTGCTCCCCAGTGACGATCGCTGAGACTGAGATCGTCAGCGATGAAACTATATCTACGCAAACAACAGAGCTAGCAAAACTGCTATCACAAAGCCGCCGAAGATCGACGTCGCAGCGTATAATCCAGTGATGACCTTGCCACGCCTCATGATCTGGCGAAGCCAAATAAACTGAATGGCGAAATACATGATCAACGCGGTGCAAAACAGAAGGCCGCCAAACCACGACACCAAATCGCTCGCATCGTGTACGAGAATGGTTCCCACCCCGATAGCCAATGCAAATGCGCCAGCAGGGTAACATTGGGCATAAAACGGCGAGCGCAGACTCTCGCGGGTGATGGCTGTCCCCCGCCCAACCAATGATGCGACTGCCAGTGTCAACGGGATGATTGAAAAGATGATCATCCTGAGAATGAGAAGCTTTGTATCGCTGTCGATGTAAGCAGCCATTCCTTTTTGGCTGGCCACAATCGGGTTGGTATAGCCGGTAGAGGCCAGCTCGATTGCATGCGATAGCAATAGCGCGATGAGCAGGAAAAGCGGAGGAGTCAGCGCATCCGCATACTGTTCGCTAGATTTATCATATAGTTCGCTATCGGCGTATGCCATGGTTTGAAGCGGTCGAGTGATGGTCCGCCAGAGCGTGATGGGAAAGAATACCAGCCAACTCATTACCTCGTAAAGGAGCTCATCGAGGGACTGTAAAAGCTGCATGAAATTCATGCGCGGGCACCCTACTCTAAATTGGCAGATGATTCGTTGACGGTGCTAACTTGTAACGCTCCGGACCGGTATAAAAAACGCAGCACTGGACCGCTGGCCGATTTATAGGTTGCTTGCCACATGCGCGAACAGCAGGTCGAGCAGCATCTCGCGATCGTCCGGCGTTGCGCCAACAGCTCACGCTTGGAGTAGCGGATCGCGTTGCCCTTAAGAAGTTTTGGCTGTCGGATCGTGGTCGCGAAGGCCTCCTTAAACCATGCCAAGGCCTACGCGTGCGCTGTCTCGAAATCGAGGCGTTCGACGATATCCGGCGGCGCGAGGCGCGACAGATCGACAGCGGTGAAGGTTGCATCGGCCATGGCCGGGCCATGTCGGGGGAGACGGCGTCAGATTGCTAAGTAGGGCATTGGGCCGGGCGGTCGGCCAAATGCTCGATGGTTCGATGCCTGACGGGAATTCAAAATATATCGCTGATTACTCGATAAATAGCTAAACTTCGGGCTTAACACACATTCGACTAAAAGCTCATCGTTAGGCGCTTCTCAGGTATCAACTGCATCAAAATTGGAGGCAGTGCCATGCTTGGCGCGCGATTGGATTAGGGCTTGTCGGCGCTTATCCCGCTTTTCAGCCAAGTCCGCTTCTCGTTCCCATGCCTGCGCAGCTCGCAATGAAATTCGCCTGACATTATCCAAGGTTTCGTTGGCAGCACGATCCAGATGGATTGCCACTTGTTGGCGACATTGGTCGAGTGATAACTGCATATCGCGACGCTCCTTAGGAAATTGGACAATCAAAAAAATTTTTAATAATCCTCAGTTTATATTTTTCGACCGCAAAAATCTGTCAGGAAATATGCTCGGCTTATTCACGATTTAGGGCGTATAATTTTATTTTCAACCGCTGTTGAAAAATAATATGGCAAATGTGCAGAATAGAATTCTCCACCGGAGAAATATTTGCATTATGGTTGATGACATTCATCCAAATTATGGCGTGCCGACATGCGCAAAAAGCAGATCGAGCAGCATCTCGCGATCGTCCGGTGTCGCGCCCAGCAATTCGCGCTTTGGGTAGCGGATGGCGTTACCCCGCAGCGACGGCTTGTCGCGCAGCCCGCTGTGGTGGATGTCGGCGATTTGAGAGGCCTTGCCGGTAAAGCCGACCCACATGCCCTGATCGTCGACGCCGGCACGCAGGAAGCGGGCCGAGGCAAGGCGGCGGAACATGGCCTTGCGCCGCAGGCTCGAGCGGCGGCGCAGGCGCCCGCCGGTGGATGTGTTGCGGTGCTCGTCAGGCACCGGCAGCCACTTGATGACCTTGTCGAAGTCGAAGGAGCGGATCGCGCCCGTTTCTATATCGAAGCCCGTCATCATCCGGCCGGTGCCCCAGGTGAAGCTCTTCATGATGACGCGGCGCGATCCGCCGGGGCCACCAGACGGATAGAGGAAGCAGGTGGCACCGCGCGAAGGCAGGCCCTGCTGCTTTTCCTTGCGGGGTTCGAACGGCGTGCCGTCAGGCGCCCGCTGGGCGGCGATGCGGCGGCGCTGGCTGCCGGCCAGGGCGATGCCCATCCGGCGCAGGATTTTGCCGCGCTCAGCCGGGGAGAGATTGCGCAGGATGGCGCCGGCCAGGCGTTCGACCTCGGCGAGCTCGTCCGCCATTATTCCTCGCCCGTAGCAGGCGCGCCGCCGATCGTCAGATCCGCGAAGCGTGCGGCGATGCCGTCATAGGCATGGCCATAGTCCGGTTCGGGGGGATGGGTGATGTCAAAGCCGCTGGCATGCTGGCTCGGCGTGACGATCACCGCCTCGGTCAGTTCAAGGCTGATCAGCACATCGGAGGTATCGCTATCGAGCAGTTCGGCTTCGAAGGAGAACGGCTCGCTGTCCGCCTTGCGCAGCAGCTGCGGCTGTTCCTTCTCGAGCCAGGCGAGCAGCGGAACCATGATCTGATCGGCGGTACCGGCGAACGACCAGATCCCGCATTTGAGCGTGTAGCGATATTCGAACGACAGGGTCTGCGATTGGCGCGAGGCGATGCGGCCGGCGTCCACCCAGATCTCGAGCCGATCCGGGTGAATGCGAAGATCCGGCAGAGCAGCGGTGAGCCAGCGCCGCAGGCTGTCAGGCTTGCGCATCAGTCTGGCTTCCCAGCCTGAACCATTGCCGTCTCGGCCTGCAGGGCGATCAGCGTGGCGCGGATCTGGCCGGCGATATCATAGAGCGCGAGCAGGCTATAATGCGCCTGCTCGCCGCTCACGATGCCGGCATCATTGCGTTGTACTTTCGGCAGCTTCGGGGGCGGTACCAGCAGTGCCGGGGATATTCTCGCCGTTAGCGGCTGCGGCTGCACGGTCGAGCAGGCTGACGCCATCAGCATCAATGCAGACATTGCGATAGACCGGACGCTCGACGATCGATTGGCTTTCACGATAAATCTCCCTGACATTGCCCTGGCGGGCATATTCGGCGGACTGGTAGCGGGCGGTGGCGGCATCGATTTTCGCCTGCAGCGCGCGCTGTTCGCGCTCATGCTCTGCCCGGGCTTTGGCCAGCGCGGACTGCTCGTGGTCGCGGCCCGCGTCGAAGCCGCGCAAATAGCCGGCCAGCGCGCTGCCTATGACCAGCAGCGCGGCGATCAGCAGCAGCTGCAGCCGGCTCATGCCAGCAGCCCCTTGAAGTAGCTGCGCCGGGCATAGGTCAGCACGTCCTGACGAAAGCGGGTGGCGCGATAGCTGACGTGAATCCAGCCCGAGTTCGGATCGCCCCGCGTGTAGTTTTCGAGGATCAGCTGATCGAAGCGCAGATTGTCGCGTATGAAGGTCGCGACCTGCAAATTGTCCACGTCGGGAACTTCGAAGTCGGCCGCCTCGCCGCGCGCATGCTGGCTGGTCGAGGCCGAGCCGATCGCAACGCACAGGCGCGGCGAGCGGAAGCCCGAGGTGATGCGCACCGGGCGGCCGAAGTGGGCGCGCACTGGCTCGAGCACCTTGGCGCACAGCGTGCGCAGGCTCTCGATCTGATCGGCGTCAGGCTCGTTGCGGATATTGAGCCGGGCGGCCGTATCCGAGCGGGTCATCTCGGCCAGGGTAAAATGCGGCGACAGGCGCATGGGGTCAGTCCTTCTTGGGAGGCAGGAAGCGGTCGGCGATGCGGGGTGGCAGGCTGGCGAGCGTATCGATCGCGGCGCGGGCCACGCGCGGGGTGGCATCGAAGGCCAGCAGGGCGATGGCAAAGGCGATCGACTGGGGCACAAAGCCTTCCCAGTCGGTGATCGCGACGATCGCGGTTGTCGCGTAATAGCTGACGGCCGAGCCAACCAGCCATTGCAGGAAGCGCTGGCCCCAAGGCAGCGCCGGCTTGAAGGCCTGGGCCACGGCCGAACCGATCAACGAGGGCGTGAGAGAGCCGAGCAGGCCGGCGGCGGTATCGAGCGCGACGATCGCGCAATCGCGGATATCCATATCAAAGGCTCCACAGCTGGATGAGTTGGAGGGTGCGGGGTTCTTCGGTGTTCGCCGCGCGGCCAGGCACGATGACTTTTGTGCCCAGCGGTAGAATCGCGCCCAGATCAGCAAGGCCGGGATTGGCGGCCAGCACGGGCCCGATGTGTTCGGGGCCAAGGCCGGCCTCGCGCCAGAGCAGCAGATCGAGCTTGTCGCCGGCCATTGCCGTCAAGGTCTGCGCGGCCATCAGATCAGATCCACGGTCGTGCGGCTGCGGCCCTGCAGATCGCGCAGCGCGTGCTGCGCATCGCGGCGCAGTTCCTCGATCGAGGTGCCGAGCTCGTCCGCCTGGGCGGCGCCCGCGCCAGTGGTGTCATAGTCGCGGTGCCGCTCGATCAGCTCGGCCTTGGCGTGGAGACTGACGGCGCGCAGATAGCGCAGGATCTGCACGCTTTGCCCGTCCAGCTGCGGCGCCGGCACATCGGCCAGAGTGGCATGGCCCGCCGCGATCGATGCCGCGCGCAGCGCCACCAGATCAATGCTACAAGTGAGCAGCGCGCCCAGGATCGCCGCGCGCAGCCGCGCAGCCGTGATGCTGGTCGGGATGCGCGCTTCAGCCCGGAGTACGGCGGGATCGATATCAGGGAAGAAGCCATCATTGGTGATGATGGTTTCGGCCGGTTCCGGCGCATCGACTGCGGATGCCGGCGGCAGGGCAACAAAGCTCATGGTCGGATCCTTGATTCCTGCAGGGGTGAGGATCGGGTTCGAGTGCGGCCCTGCGGCCCTGTGGCCTCCCGCATCGCGCGATCCGCCCCTGAGCGCCGGGGGCGAGGTGGTCAGGCGGCAGCGCCGCCCTGTTTGGTCGTTGGCGGCGTGATCGCTGCCCGCAATTTGTTGGTCCGCTTGATCCGGTCCTTTACCCCGACGCGTTCGTTGAGGCGCTGGGCTTCGCTCAGGCTGAAGAGCGCGGCATCGAGCGCTGCGGCGCTGTCGGCTGCCGGCAGATCTTCAGCGGCGCGCAGCTGCTCGATGCCGATCACCTTGTGCAGCTTGGCCATCACCGGATCATGGATATCGCGATCGGCGACCAGCTCGAAGGCGCGGTCGAGCACATCGAGCGCAAAGGCATGGCCGGCGTTCTGCAGCCGCTGGGCGGCCTCGGCGATCTCCTCGGCAATGACGGTGGCTGCATCGCGCTGATAGCGCGAGGGCATTTCCACCCGATGGCGCAGCAGGAACTCGCCGATCGTGAGCGCCTGGTCAAAATCGCCGGTGTCGATCAGCCAGACCATCATGGTCGGCGCAACCTCGGCCGCGATGCCGGCGCCAACGCCGGCGTCGGCCTGCAGCAGGCCAGCAACCCAGCTGGCATATTCAGGTAGCATCTCGCGCTTGGCCGCGATCTTCTTGTCGATGCTACGGATCTCTTTCAGCCGCCGCAGATCATGCGTGAGGCGCAGAGCGATCTGGCGGGCCGCCGTATCGGCGGGCGACGCATTGGCGGGGGCAGAATGCGCCCCCGCTGCCGGGAGAGGAGCAGCAGCGGGGGCGACAACCGCTCCACCATCGGGAGCGGACGCGGCGGTCTGGGCAGCAAGGATGCGGTCCCTGTGGCGTCGAGCAAGGCTCATGGCGCGTGTCCTGTCAGGTGGAGCGGAAGGGGAGGGATGGGCGCGCCGGTCAGGCCGGCTTCTTGCCCATCTTGATGTTCTCGACGAACGAGCAGCGGCCGTAATCTTCCACCACGTAATCCTCATTGACGGATTCGTAGTTTTCGATCTGGTCGAGCGCGGGCTCGTCCTTGATCTGCCGGCGGCGGGTTTCTTCCTGCCAATAGATGGCGAGGTTATCGAGGCTGGTGATCAGCAGCGAACTTTCGGGGAAGAACGGCACGATCACCGCGCGCTTGCCCGCCAGCTGCTTGGGCAGCGTGAGGATGCGATGCGCAGCTTCACGCTCGGTTGCCGTATCGCCCGCGGCCTGCAGCAGGTTCAGATATTTGTCCTTCACCAGCTTCCAGCCAACGATCACGACCAGATCGGTATCGCTGCGGTGCCAGGGATCGAGCAGATCCAGCGCATCGAAGGCCAGCGCGTCGAGATTGGCGTAATCAGCATCGGCGGTGTCGACATTGGTTGCATCGCCATCGACCACTTCGCCGGCGGCCGAGACGTAGATCGCCTTGGTGCCGCCTTCGGTCAGCGCGCCATTATCGAGGCAGCGCTCCGGTGCATGGGTGCGGATTTTGTGCAGCCAGCCTTCATTGACGTCCTGCAGCAGCGGATTGGCAGCGCGATCGGTCTGCGGAGCGGCCGAGGTGCCGTTGAAGCCGATCATGATCCGGTCGCGCCCCTGCTGTTTGAGGATCGCATCGCGCAGCAGCTTCTGGAAGTTGGGCTTGTGACGCCAGGCATCGAGCCTGGAATATTTGATCGCATGATCGAAATTGGTCTGCCGGCAGGTGTAGGTGCCATTGTCGCTGGTGCCGGTCGGATCGGTCGGCGTGCGGCGGTTGCCGGCGGCGGTGTTGGTGCGGCCTGCCAGTGGGCGCGTAGTGCCGATGCCGACCTTGTCACCGGTCTGATTGGGCACGGGCACCATGCTGATCTGCTGCAGGAAATCGCTCGATTCCTGGATGTTTTCTTCCAGCTTCTGTTCGACGGCCGGGGCAACGTTGAATTTGACCTCGGCCGAAGGGACGGCATTGAGCAGCGCGATCTGGCTGACATACGAGGTGAACAGCAGGCGGGTTTCGTTACGCATGGGATGCTCCTGAAGGAGTAAGGCTGGCGGAGGCGGGCCTGGGCAGGGTGTAAAAAGCGCCGATCAGCAGTCGGTCAGATGCGCGGCATTGCCGCCGCCACCGGTGGCAGGCTGACGGCGGAAGCTGTGCGGATCCTCTGTGGCTTCGAGCTTGCCCTGCAGCGCGGTAAAGTCGGCGCGGATTGCGGCGATGGCATCATGAGCAGGCTGCACAGCTGCTGCTACCTGCTGCCCGATCGCAGCACTGAAGGCGGCAATATCGAAGCTGTTGTCATTAGCGGCGGCCGGCGGCGGGGTAACCGGATCCTTGGGCTTGTCGTCCTGACGTGAGAACATCGCAGCCATGCCGGCAAAGCCCGAGCGGATCGCGTCGGCAATGCCGCCCTGGTCCACCTCTGCCACCACATCGATCGCAGTGGAAAAGGCCGGGGTGAACACATTGGGGCGGGCCATCGCGGCAAACTTGAGACGATCGGTGCCGAGCGATGCCGGACCATCGGTTGCGGCCAGGCCCACCAGATAGGCTTTACCCTCGCCCACGAAGTTGGGATTGATCTCGCAGCTGGTGAAGATCTTCTGATCGTTCTTCGTCATCTCGATCAGCTGCGCATTCGGCTCGATCTCGGCGAACAGACCCAGCAGCGACTTCATCTCGCCATTGATGTTCAGTTCGACCGTGTCGGTCTTGAGCGCCAGGACCGAACCATAGGCGTTGAAGGGAGCATCCGGGCTATAGCCGGCAATGTGTTCGCAATTGATCCTGGCGGTGTAGGTTTTGGGATCGTAGCTGGCGGCCATCTGCTCGAGCCATTCGCGCTTGATCTCGCGCCCATCGACGGTTGCGCCTTCGACAGCGATGCAGAAAAATTTGCTCTTGGCCATGGTCGGTTCCGGTTCCATTGGTTGCCCGGCGCGCGCCGGCTGTGATGGGACCGAAAAGGGTCTGATTTTGCGCCAGTCTCAAGGGGAGGCACTGGGACAGGGCGCAGGCCCAATGCGCAGGCCTGTTTGAGCGCCCGGCGCTGGGCATGGTCCGGCGCTATGGCCTCCATTCTCCCCCAATTGCCCGGCATACCCCAGCCCGGCGCGCCTGCTGCCCGTTGGCAGTTCGATCCGCGTCGCCATGCCCGCAGCCTCTATTGGCGGGGCTGGGGCATCACCCAGATTGCCGACGAGTTCGCCCTCCACGGCGTGGCCAACGACAACGGCAAACCCATCCCGCGTGCGACAATCGAAAGCTGGAAACAGCGCGACAAATGGGACGAGGCGCCCTCGATCGCCAGGATCGAGGACGGGCTGGAGATCCGTCTCCTCACCCTGATCGCCAAGGAAAAGAAAACCAGCGGCGATCTGGTCGAGATGGACGCGCTCTCGCGCCAGATCGAAAGCCTCGCCCGCGTCCGCCGCTATCAGGAGCCGGGCGGCCATGCCGGCGATCTCAACGAGAAGGTCAACAACCGCAACGCCGGCGGACCGCGCAAGAAGGCGAAGAAGAATCACTTCACCGCCGACCAGGCGGCTGAGCTCAAGCGGATCTTCCTCGAAGGGCTCTACGACTATCAGCAGCTGTGGTGGGACAATGCGAGCCGCCGCACGCGGATGATCCTCAAGTCGCGCCAGATCGGCGCGACCTACTATTTTGCCTTCGAAGCGCTGATCGATGCGATCGAGAGCGGCCGCAACCAGATCTTCCTCTCCGCCTCCAAGGCGCAGGCCCATCAGTTCCGTTCCTACATCGTCAGCTTCGCCAAGCTGGTCGGCGTCGCCCTGACCGGCGATCCGATGCTGATCACATCGGACCTGCGGCCGGCTGAGGAGGCGGCGGCCGAGCTGCATTTTCTGGGCACCAATTTCCGCACCGCCCAGGGCCGGCACGGCAATTTCTTTTTTGATGAATTCTTCTGGGTTCACAGCTTTGAGGAGCTCAACAAGGTCGCCTCGGGCATGGCGACGCACAAGAAGTGGCGCAAAACCTACTTCTCCACCCCCAGCACCATCGCCCATCCGGCCTATCCCTATTGGACCGGCGAGCGCCGCAACCGGCGCCGGCGCAAGGAAGAGCGCGTCGATATCGACGTCAGCCATGCAGCGCTGGCCCTGGGCAGCGAGGGTCCGGACCGGATCTGGCGCCATATCGTCACCGTGCTCGATGCCGAGGCTGGCGGCTGCGACCTGTTCGACATTGACGAGCTGCGCGACGAATATGCGCCTGACGAATTTGCCAATCTGTTCCTGTGCGAATTTGTCGATGATACGCTCTCGGCCTTCCGCTTCAACGACATGGTCGCCTGCGGCTGCGACAGCCTGGTTGAGTGGACCGACTTCGACCTTGAAGCGGCCCGTCCCTATGGCAACCGCCCGGTCTGGGCCGGCTATGATCCGCAGGAATCCGAGAACGGCGACAATGCCGCGCTGGTGATCTGCGCCCCGCCGACCAGCGAGGGCGGCAAGTTCCGGATCCTCGAGCGTCACCAGCTGCGCGGGCTCGACTTCGAGCAGCAGGCCGAGTTCATCCGCTCGGTGCTGAGCCGCTACAGCTGCACCTATCTCGGTATCGACGCCAAGGGCGTCGGCGCCGGCGTCTATCAGCTGCTGGCCAAACTCGGCGCCATGCCCGGCTGTTCGGTCGCCAAGATCGAGTACAGCCTAGAGCTCAAGGCGCAGATGATCATGAAGGCGCAGAACGTGATCCGGCGCGGCCGGCTCGCCTTCGATGCCTCCTACCTCGATATCGTCTCGGCCTTTGTGTCGATCAAGAAAACCCTGACCACCAGCGGCCGCAACGTCACCTTCAAGGCTGGGCGCGGCGGCAATGATGGCCATGCCGATCTGGCCTGGTCGACCATGCACATCCTCATGAATGAACCGCTCGACGGCAAAGCCAGGCCGACGGGCACACTGGAGATCCTCGAATGACCAAGCCCCGCCGCAAGAGCCGCCGGCAGCCTGCCCAGCTGGCCGCAAATGACAATGGCGCGAGGCAGGCGGTAGAGGCCTTCACCTTCGGCGATCCGGAACCTGTGCTGTCACGCGCGACGATGATGGATATGCTCGAATGCTACGACAACGGCCGCTGGTATGAGCCGCCGCTCTCGCGTGACGGGCTGGCCCGGGCGTTCAAGGCCTCGCCACACCATTCCAGTGCGATCATTCTCAAGCGCAATATGCTGGCCGCCAGCTTCGTGCCTTCGCCCATGCTCGGCCGCAGCGCCTTTGCCGCCATGGTGCTCGACTATCTGGTGTTCGGGGACTGCTATGTGCAGGAGATCCGCAACCGCCTGGGCGGCGTGCTGCGGCTCGAGCATAGCCTGGCCAAATACACCCGTCGGGGGCTCGAGACTGGCCGCTTCTGGTGGGTGCCCAACCACAAGGACGAGGTGGCGTTCGACCTTGGCGCCGTCCACCAGCTGCGCGCGGCTGACATCAACCAGGAAATCTACGGCGTGCCGGAATATCTCTCCGCGCTGCAGTCAGCCCTGCTCAATGAAAACGCCACCCTGTTCCGCCGTCGCTATTTTGAGAACGGCAGCCACGCCGGCTACATCCTCTATGCCACGGGCGAATTTGCCGATGGCGATGTCGACAAGATGCGCGAGGCGCTAAAGCGGTCAAAGGGACCAGGCAATTTCCGCAACCTGTTCGTCCACTCGCCCAACGGCAAGGAGAACGGCATCAAGCTGCTGCCCATCGCCCAGGTCGGCGCCAACGACGAATTTCTCGGCATCAAGAACACCACCCGCGATGACGTGCTCGCCGCCCACCGCGTCCCGCCGCAGCTGCTCGGCATCGTGCCGGCCAATGCCGGCGGCTTCGGTGATGTCACCAAGGCGACAGATGCGTTTTTCGAGCTCGAGATCGAGCCGCTGCAGGCGGTGTTTCTTGAGCTGAACGAGATGGCGGGGCTTGAGGTGGTGCGATTCCGGGAGCGGCCCTAAATTGGCATATGATTGAATATTTTGTACTTCAAACGGAACAGCCTCGCTGCTGCTCCGTTGGCTAATTGTTGTCACCTGGTCAGAACCAAACGCCTTCCGGCGAGACAGGGTCAGCGGCCTACCGCGCACGCCCCCTTCTTTTTCAGGTGAACCATGAATTATTTCAAGATTTTTCCCATCGAGCCACAGACAGCACCGATGAAGTTTCACGACATCCCTCTGCTTGAGGTGTTGGCGCTGATTGAACAGTTCGGGTTTACCGAGGTCGAGCTATTCGACCCGGACAAATTTGTTTGCAAAATCCGCATCAATGAGCGCGGTACGATGCATATCACCGACGGTTCAACTGCGCGTCGACAGATGATGCAGCCGCCCCGCTCGCTCTTGCATTGACAACATAAGGCCTCAGAGTTGTGCCCCTCTATCGTTTTCAAATACGATCTGGCGACCAACAATTTTTCAGTGTGGAGTTTGACCTTTCCGGTACAGTAGCTGCTCGGACTGAAGCGGTTAAGACGCTCGGCCAGATGCTATGCGACAATCCCACGAGCGTCTGGGATGATGGCGATTGCCAGATAGAAGTTTCGGACGAGCGCGGGCTAACCCTCTATGTGGTTCAAGTCTGTGCGCTGAAGGCTGCTTCAACCAAATTCACCGGGCGATGAAGCGCTCATCTAATCGATGGCATGTTGACTTGTTCAGGGAGCCTGACAATCTTTACAACAGGCCGGATAGTCACCCCAACTCCCCTGTTAGAGCGCTCTATCCGTCTTAGAGCCCGGCGTCCCAGATCGCCGGGCTCGCCTTGATCATGCGCACAATCAGCGGGCTGCTATCGGAGGTTACTCCCATTTTCTGCTTGTATAAGTGAGATCCGGATGCGGAATGGTCCTCTGCCTCTGTTAGCTGCGAAACTTTATCGCTTACCACTGGTTTAGGATTGCGCATCGCAGACGGTCTGATGATCTGCAGGTCAAGGAGCGCGGTCGTGTTTACCCAACTCAATCCGCCCATTCCTGTCTACATTTTAGAAAAGGGTAGTGGTTATGCCATTGGCGTTATCGATTACAGTCAGGAGCACAATCTTGTTTGGGTAACAGCATTGGATGAAGGAGGCGAAATCTGGTGCGCGCCTAACCCCACCGTCCGAATGACAAAAAACTGGACTTTGGGACGTAGCATCCAACCTTCTTCGCCAGATTTACCGAACGTTGGGGGGATCCCGGTCCCCGCAGGCCAATAGGTTCGCGCGCCAGGAAGCAGAACTAACTGCGTCTCTTCAGCTCAATTTCCACACACGGGTGTTATCATGATCCACACGGGCATAGTGCAGAGTTTCAGCGCGGAAACGGGCATAGGGGTAATCAAACCGGATGACGGGTCTGCGCCCATAGGCGTCGCTATCGAAGCTGTGCGGGCGGCAGGAATGAGCGAATTATCCGTTGACCAGCGGCTTACCTACGAGATTGAACGGCATGACGACGGGACAATGAAGGCCACAAGTCTGATTGCTGACGAATGACGTGGCGAAACATGAGGCAATTGAATTCCTCCGAGAGAAGGCCCTATCTCGACGCATGAGAGGTTGGATCTCTAGGAACAACGGGTTGGCCGTCCGGACGTGGCTTTGCTCCGGACAATGAGCAGCGAATACCGCTCGTATACGATGTCACCAGCAGCATCAAATTTTGCTTCGAGACCCCTTGAAAGGCGCTAGCGGTTTCAATAAATTTTGACCTGCCGGGCGCCTCGTCGGGTCCGGTGGGACATAGAGGGCACCGGCTCTTGGTTCCGGTGCATCTCACGTCCGAATTGCTCATATGGAGGATTTGGAAATGAGACATAGTTTTGATTTTGCGCCGTATCGGCGCTCCATGGTCGGGTTTGATCGCTTCTTCGATCTGCTGGAAACGGGCATGCGCGGCGATGCTGCCGAGAGCTACCCACCTTTCGACATTTTGAAGGAAGGCGAGGACAGCTATCGCGTTACACTTGCTGTCGCCGGCTTTCGTCCTGAGAACATCGAAATTGTCGTTCAGCAGAATTCGCTGACTGTGTCAGGCAAGCGCGCAGAGGCCGAAGCCCAGGGCGACTATCTGCATCGTGGCATCGCTACGAATGCTTTCCAGCGTCGTTTCCAATTGGCGGATTTCATTGAAGCCGGCAACGCGACCTTCGAGAATGGTCTGCTGACCATCGAATTGAAGCGCGTGGTGCCGGAGGCTATGAAGCCGCGGCGCGTAGAGATCGCAAGCGGGCCACAGGCCAACCATCAAATCGAACAGCATAGGGAGCAGGTCCGCGACGCGGCCTGATCCTTGCAATTTGGTCCGCCGATGCCGAGCGATGGCCCGGCGGACCTTCCTGCATCTAATCGTTTTGCATGGAGTGAGAAGTGTCTGACAATTACATCGAGCGCCTGCGGCGCGAGCATGCGCGTCTTGAAGGAGAACTGGAAGAGGAGTTGTCTCGTACCTGCCCTGACCAGATGCAGGTGAAGCGCCTGAAGAAGATGAAGCTGGCTGTCAAAGACCTGATGGCAATGGTGCAGGAGGGAACGCAGCAGATGAGCAAGGCAGCCTGATGCGAGCAGAGCTTGCGAGCGCGTAAGCGATGTGATCGAATAATCGCATGAAAGGAGGACGAAATGTCGCGATCCTTATCTCATACCTATCCACACCAAGTTGCGGAACATCCTCAGCTTGAACCTGAAGTGAAACGAGCGATCCTTGCCTCTTGGGCATCGGATCGGGCTGCGGTCCCCGATTATCCGCATCTGAGAAAGCCAGATAGCTTTGACGAACCCATCCCACTCGATGATGTACTTTCTGCCCTGAAAAAGCTGGACAATCCCGATCATCATTGAGGCATAATTTTGACGCCGCCAGCGCAAATGACTTTGCCCTGGCGGCGCTTCACCACCTGTTGATGAGGAGGTGCGCTAAGAGCGCCCACCTTAGTCCTTGTTATCGCTGATTGCTTCTCCACCTTCCTCTTCTTCAAAAAGAATGGCGGCGCTGCCTTCGGCAGACAAAGTGACGATGTTGCCGTCCACATCGGACACTAGGCCGCCTGGAATGTAGTGATGATGAGCAGAGTGGGAGCCGCTGTCCGGTTTCGTCATTTTTATCCGGCCGCTTTCGACGCGGTCGACAGTTCCGACGTGCACTCCGTCAGCACCGATGATTTCCATATGCTCCTTCACGGAATCCAGAATATTCGTCATGACCGTTCTCCAAACTTGGCTACCACTCCTAACGTCCACTGGCGAATTTTGGTGACGAAGGATGAGACCAGTCGACTGAGTTACCGGATAGGCAGTGCAATAGGGCTTGGTTTCCCAGTCTTATAGAGCATCACTGCTGCGACATTTAATTTCACGGAATTGAAACTTTATTCATAAAAGATAGTTTTAATTTCTTGTAATAAAATTACGTTCATAAAATTTGTATTTTTCCTGAATTTTTGAAATCTTGCTTCCGCCACCCCTCAGCGCGCGCTTATCCCCCCGCCTCGCCCGCGCACTTAATATGTGGGGTTTGATGCAGATCTCGGGCCGACGCGCTGGCCGGCTGGTCCCGTAAGCGAATAGCAAAAAACGGCCGCCGACCGCTGATGCGGTATGATGCAGCTGAAGCCCCCTTTGCGCGAGCTCTCAGCGTACACCACGCCCGTCGCTTGGCACGGCCCTTGCTCCTGGCCCCCTGGACACCCCGGGGCGGCGCAGCCGCCCCTGCGCGACGGCGCCAACTGGTGCCTCGCGGAGGAGAAGTGCCGTCATTTCGGCCGGGGGTCAGAAACAAATCAGAGCCTGAGGGCGCAAAGCGTCCTCAGTCCTTTTATCCTTTAGTTCTGAGCAGGGGGTACAATGCCAGTCTGGCACTCGCACTCTGACCATCAGAGCCCTCGAGCATCGCCATGTGCTGGCGCATGGCTTCGACATCACCGCCGTACATATGCTCGATACGCGCCGCTGCCGAAGCGCCAGCGAGCGCGCGACGATTGACCTGGTTGGCGGAGCCCTTCGCCGACAGCGCGCCTGTGACGCCCTTGAGCAGCCGTTCGGCCTTGATCGCCATGCGATTGGGAACGGCGCCTGAGCCTGTCATGCGCCTGGCTGTCTCGCGCAGCTTGTCGCCCAGCTTCTGCCGCAGCGTACGCAGGATCTCGATCGGAAGACCGGCCAGGTCGATGAAATAGGAATTGCTCGTCTGCTGGCGCTGCGGGCCTTCGCCCTTGGCGTTACCGGTCTTGACCGTCCGGCGCACCCAATCAACGATCTTCTGCCGGCGCAACGCCTCCAGCTGGCGCACCACAGTGCGCCGAGAGAGCCTGCTGCGTTTGGCGATCGTATCGAGGCACGGATCGCAGCGGCCGCTTTTGCCATCCATCACGCTGAACAGTGCTTCGAGCACCGCCCGGGCGTTCATCGAGATCGGCAGCTGCTTGCCCGCTTCCCGGATGTGATCCGAGTATCGCACCACAGTACGGGTGAACACGTCGAAGAACTTCAGCGCGTTTTCGTTCTTCGCGCTCGGCTCCCAGTGGATTGCCGAGACCTGCGCGCGCGGGTCATCGACGTCATAGCTCTTGCGCCAGGTTGCGCTGCGATCGCGCGAGACGGTAAAGGATGCCGCAGGGGAGGGCGCGTTCATGCCGCGCCTCCCTCTGTGACTGTGCGCTGCTCTAGCGGCGCGGGCCTTCTAGCAGCGCCATGGCCGGCGGCATATCCGCCAGCAGCAAATCGGCCCATTCCTGCGCGATCTCGCGCCGGCGCGGCATGTAGGCTGCCCGGTTGTAGCTCGCCTCCACACCTTCGGGGATATGGGCCAGCATCAGATCGATGATTGCCCGATCGCCGGCCAAGCCTTGCGCCTGGGCGCGTTCGTTCATGACCGTCGAGAAGGTCGAGCGCCAGCCATGCGGCACATGGCGGCCGTGGGCAATCAGCCGGTTGTAGAGATAGCCTACCGCATTCTCGCTGAGCGGCTTGTGCACGTGCCGCTGGCTGGGAAAGACGAGGCGGCTGTAGGGATTGAACGCCTTGGCTGCCTGCAGCACTTCCACCGCCTGACGCGAGAGCGGCAGCATGAAGTCGAA